ACGTCTCCACCTGCAAGCACCCTAATGTCACTGTGGCTGATGGTGAATTTTGTTTCTAACTTGTATGTTCCGCCAGGGATATACATTGCTGCCCCGACAGATTGAGCGTAGGTATAGCAGGCAGCAAACGCGGCAGCGCAGTCAGTCGAATCGTCCGCAACCGCTCCAAAATCGATAACGCTTACAAAGTCCCGCATTTTGTTTTGAGCGGTACGCTCAACTGCGCCAGTTCCACCTTGAAGGAAATTGACACCAGAGGACTCAACATCTGAGGCAATCGTAGCTAATACCCACCTTTTGTCTCCAGCGTTTGCATCTGGTGAAATTACGTCTGGCGAAGACTCGGTAGCGGCTGAATCCTCATCCAGGTAATATGTGTAAGCCATCCCAGAGGATGAAATAACGACAAAGGCGGCATCTCCTTCCTTCAAAAGACTGCCGTCTAATGAATCTAAAGCTCCATCCCCACCACCCGTAAGAGCCTTGTAGGGATAAAAGTAATAGTCCGTCATGTGTTAATCCTTCGGTGGCCTGCCAGGTTTGCGCGGTTCGGTCTTTGCTTCTGCGTTCTCTCGGCTCTTTAGTGCCATCCAAATGCGTTTCCGGTTCCAATCTTTCGGCACTTCCATGAACCGCTTTAGCTCGTTGATAAGCATTGCGGTTGGTCTTGGGTCGTCGCCTGCCGAAAATATCTGCCTGCTGCTACGCTCCATCTCCCGGACCGCATCGTCGTATTCATCTGCAAGTACAAAGTATTCCTTGGGAGGCTCGTATTTGTTTTCAAGCCATGCGATAGGGAAATACTCTCCACGTTTGAAACGCTTGTTATAAGAAAAACACTCTTTCAAGCATCTATATTTAGCCATTCGTAGGCTCCTTGCCGGTGAGGGTTGCGGGAGCGCCCCGGCGGACGCTCCCGGTTGTAAGTTGATTAGGTGCCATCAACCAACGTCAGGGTCAGTGTGTCATTATTCGCAAGGCCATTAGCAGCATTAAACGCCTTGTTGACGTACAGAAAACCCTCGATGTGGTTGTTGGCGGCGGTTGAAGAAGACCTGAAGTGATACTTATACATCAAATCAGGCTTGATAAAGTCGCGCTGCGCGGTGTTTTGCGCGTGCGCGATCCCCTTGCCTTTGTAAGCAGAAACAGCATAGTCAGCCACGGGCATAACTCCTTTTAGTCAACCAAATGACCCTTATCGGCGGTCAGGAAAGCGTTGATATTGCCCGCCGCAATGTTGCCGGTGCCGACAACTACCACACCAAGAAACTTCTTGCGCTGCGTGCCTGCCGGGACCATCGCCCTGTATGTTGACCCAACGGCAGCGTTGGCCGGAATAGCAACGTTGCAGTGGTAGGTTCCAGAGACAAGGGTGTTGGTGGTGTTGGATGCCAGATAAACCACCGCGCTCATGGCGTTCGTCAGGGCAGTGGTAACCTCTACCACAAAGGTCATGCCGCCGATTTGCGCATTGGCAGCAGAACCCCAAGCGTCTAGGTGGGTGTTGTTGTTCATCCTGGGGTTGAGATTGGTCGTGCCGCGAGTCAGGGAATTGTTATCCCCAACAATGCTCGTAGCATCGCAAAATTCATATTCATACTGAACAGCCATTTTAATATTCTCCTTCGCCCTAAAGCGGATAAGGTTAGCTGATAGCGGTTTCGCTATCGAGAATCGCCTCGCACTTGCGAACCGGGAAGCCGTTGAACCGAAGCACCGGTCCTCCACCGTCAAGACCGGACTCGCGGGTGAAGTACACGTTGCTCTTGTCCTTCAAGCGAATCTGCATCTGCGTCATCATCTCAGTGCCGCAGTAGATGGCGGTGCCGGGGCCGGTGACCATGCGATTGAGCAGGCGGATAAGCTCATCCTCATCAAACGTGGTGGTCGTGCCGGTAGGCTCAAGATTCGCATAACGGGCAATTGCCTTCGGGTGCTTGACCACCATGCCCGCCCGCCACACAAAACGGTCAACGTAGGCGCGGAACTTGTTGGAGGACGAGTCAAGCGCATCCTGAATACCCAAGTCCTCATGCTGCAGCCCGCCGCTGGTGTTGCGCGGATAGGCCATGTAGACCGTGTTGACTCCCCAGCTAACCACATAAATGGAGGTCAGCGTGGTGGAGCCGCCACCGCCGATCACGTTTGCCGTGGCCGCGAGAGCGTCCAGGCGCGGGGCAAGCCCAGTGAACTCCTCAGGGGCCGTTGCCGCGTTTCCGTAAATCATGGTCGCGGCCATTTCCTGAGAAAGCCCTTCCATAAAGGCACTGGCCTCATCCATGCGGGCCTGCTGCGGGTTGGAAAAGGCGTTGATAATTTCGACATCGTTTTCAGCGCGGGTTTCAAGGATGCCGATGGTGTCAATCAACTCAACCGTGTCACTCGATTCGGATGCAACACCGCGATTCAGTTTACGCCAGGTGCCAGACGGCAGCGAAGACCGGCGCACGGTCTTGTTGCTGAAAATGTCGTTGCCCTCTTTCCAGACGGCATCGCCAATGATGCTGTTAGTCTTTGCAAGAACTTCGGCAATCGTCGCCAGATTGCCATTGGGATCATGCCGCTTGACCACTTCAACGAGGCCAAGCCTGCTGTCGGTAACGTCAGCCATTTCCTATAATCTCCTTTGCGCGCTACGATTTGCCGTCCATGCTTGGGAAGTAAAGACGCGGTTGTCCGTCAATCCCTACCGGGCGGTTATCCGCCCCGGCGCCCGTGCCGCTTATTGCTGTGCCTTCAGTAAGTTTTTCTGCGATTTTAAACAGGCCGCGAATCACAACAGGGTTGTTGCGTAAGGCATCCTCAGTGAACGCCTCCTTGCCGAAAAACTGCTCCGCTGCCTTGTTCACTCTTGCCATGTTTGCATCGAATTTCTGCGGGCCTCCCCACTCTCTGACGAGCTCGGCCTTGGCGTTTTCGACATCCTTAGCCATTTCCTCAGACACGCGGGCCAATCGAGCCAGGTCATGCTTGACCATCCCCTCGTATTGGGCCTGCGTCATCTTAAGGCTGTGGGCTAATTCCTTCTGTAGCTTCTGGTCAATCTCGTCCGTTGGGAAATCCTTTGGAAACTCAAAGCTATATTCGTCGGCTTTCGCCGGTACTGCCGGAAGTTGTGACTTGGTTTCAACGTAGGACTTCGCAAGCCCTTCAACGTCAAAAGACTTGTCTTCCTTAAAAAACGGTTTGTAGTGCTCAACCTCTGCCCATTCCTGCGGGGCAACAAAGCCTGCCGGTTGCGCCGTTGCGCCTTGCGTGCCGCTTTCCGCCGTTGCGGTGCCTGCGTCCTCTGCCATTAGGTATTTCTCCTTATCCTGTTCTTTTCTGCCATTCTCATGCTCTCGGCCAAGGCTCTCCTGCGGCCAAGTAGTTTGTTTGCGATTCCGAGATCAGCCATGCAAATTTGATTAAATATAGAACGTCCCAAGTCAAATCTTCCAATCGACCTTTCATCAGGCAGCAGCCGTTTCCAGTAACCAGAAAGCTCAAGCAACCACTCTGCAACTGCAACTCCGTCATCGGTTCCGAATACCCGCTTGATTCTGGCAAGGTGGTTTTCTTCATCGAGGAGCGCCTGCCGTTTTGCTTCGGTGCGCCTTTGGTCGATTTGGTCAAGGTCGTCAAGCATTACCCTCAGCTTCTTTATTTAGGTCGTTAAATGCGTTGCTGCCCTCACTCGTCGGCGTGTTGCCAAGTTTATTGGCGTTCTCAACCCCTTGAGCCATCTGCATCATTTGTTGCTCTTGCGCGGCCTGTTCCGCCTGCGCCTGCCTAATGCCCGCAACCTCGTCATCGGTGCGAACCACCTTGGCTGGCAGGCTCACCATGTCTCCTGACTCCTCAAGGTATTTGTCCCAATTCGTTTTAACCACGCTGCCGGGATCGATGGCCGCAACACGTTCAGCAAGCCCCAAATAATTCTGCATCGCGCCAGCGCCGATTAACTTTTGCGCCTGGGCGAGAATGGAAACAAAGTCAACCTTGTATTCGGCGTTTTGCAACTCGGCGGGTGGTGGCGGAAGCATCCCGTTACGCGCCATGATGCTAAATACACGCTCAACTATCGGGCTAAGAAACTCGTACTCAAGCCGCTCGATAATAGGCCCTACCATCAACATCTTTTCTTCTTTACGGGCCAAAACCTCTGTTGCGGTCATCTTCGCCGGGTCTTCCTGTGCAATCATAAGAAATAACTCATTGTGGAAATTGCTTCTTATCTTGCCCTCAACCTCGGCTATGTTCTGCCGGTATATCTGCATGGCGGCGGGCAGTATATCAACCAGCTTTTGTATCTTCTCGTTGCCTTCAAACACGTTTTTGCCACCAGGAGACAAGTCAAGCATCCGGTCTGGTCCCATGCTCGAAGGGATACCAAGAGGCGGGTCAAGCATCTTGTCGCTTGCAAGCATCGCGTCACGCTCCATTGACTGAATTGCTTTTGCAAGCCCCAATGACTCAAGCCCAGGCCCCCAGCCATACGCCTCGTTGCTCGACACTTGCCAACGCGGGGTGGCAACCGGCATTTCCATATATCCGCGCTCTGATAGCCTGCGGTCCTTTTCCTTCGTTTCAAAATACACGCTTAGAAAAGGAAAACTATCCAACTTATTCTTATCGTAAGCCGCGTTAGGTTCAACGACGTGCTGCACCTCAACCCACTCATAGGGGTTGGTTTCAATCAGCCGTTTGACCTTCTCTGAACAGTTATCACGGCCAAAGAATTGTTCTATTTGGCAAGCCTGCATCTTGAACTTTCGGTAAAAGCATTGCGTTCGACCATCAACCCCAACTGCAAAGCGATAATCCCCCACGGTGTAGTAATGAAACAACAGCCCGTGTTTGGGGTCATCGTCAAGCAGCATGGCCGATGTCCCGAATCCGCCAACTTCCTCATACTCGTTGTGGACAACAGTATAGAAGTTGCTGCGCTTAAACGCCGCATACATCCGCTTTTCACAATCGTCCAACCATGCACGGTATGCGCTAAACCCGTTCATATCCTCGTCAACGAATTGCAGTTGAAACCAGGGACGCGCCGGTGAGGACAATCCGCCGTGCAGCCCAGCACCCAACATATGCAGGGCTGATGTGGCTACATTATTGATAACCTTGGATGCCGCCTTGCTTCTCTGATTGGCAATCTCACCGTAGTCAGGAAAACGCCCGCGACCCAGCGCGATATAATCAGAGACATCTTTATAAACGCTTTTCCATACGTCATACTGTGAATCCAACTGCTTCCAGTTACGCAAATACCTATCGTTACGGTTGGCAAACGTGCCAGAGCCGCGGGCGTTCAGTTCGGAGTCTTGGACTACAGTATCAACAGGCATTACCCAAGCGTCCCACGGCGCAAATTGGCAGGGCCAGCAGCGCCCAGGTAGGTGTTAAACAGGGTGCTTGGCATTTGACTACCGGCAAGCATCAACCGGCGCTTGCGCTCCTCCTCGTCTTCTGTAATCTTGCGGGCCGTGGCCTCGGCTGCGGCAATCTCGGCCTGGTATTGCTTTGCTGCCTGATCGCGGGCTTTCTTGGCTTCATCAGTGGCCTTGGCCTGAGAATACCCGCCCATTGTGATAAGATTAAGGCCCGCATCCGTGCCGAATTGCAGTACGTTTTTGCCCTTGTTGAATAGTTTTTTAAATCCACCAAACCCGAACCCCATGTTACGCACTCCTTTGGTGTGTCTGGTTCAGCTTATTCCAGACATCCCATTTAGGCTTTTGCCTAATGCTGTCTATCTGTCTTTGTGTAGGTGCAACCCTGATTGACACGCCCAACTGTTGAAAAGCGTCCGCCGCGTGGCTTGCCCAATCGTGCGCGGGCTTGTCGGAATACTTGCCGGTGTCAGGGTCGTACTCAAAACGATACAGGGCCAGCGCCCTTAATCCCTCATGGCATTTGGCCTGGTCAAAGAAGCACATCGGAAACACCGCACGGGCCGCGTTGACACCAAACATCTTTGTCGGTATGCGCTCGACCACCGATGCACTAAACCCGGCAGACCGCACCTGTTGGACAATCGTTCGCCCGCCTGCCGCAAGCTGCGCGTGATCAGCATCATGCGGAAGGTAAATCTTGCGGTAAACATACTTACGGGCCTGCATCTCACCTAAATAGTGCTGGATGCCTTGCAGGTGGTTTTGATAGAAGTCTATTACTCTAAACTCCATCGCAAGCGGCTGGACGAACCATATGCTTGTGAAGTCAGCCCAGCCCAAATCCCAATAAGTATCAACCGGAAACGTGGGGTCGTAAGGGACATTGGTAATCCTTCCCTGTTCACGGGCAGCGCGTAGCTCGTTGCCGAATATCGCGCCCTCAAGTATCTGCCGACATTGCCCCTCCCAAACGGTGAGGTAGGCATCGGGGTCTTTACGCTTTAGCTCGTCCTTCTCTTTCTTGAGAACTTCGGGAAACCACGGGTTGTCCCGCCAATCGAGCTTGACGACAATGGCATCATCGGGCGGATGCAGCACAAACCGCTGATAGGTTTCATCTTCCTCAAGCTCAGGGTTGAACGTCACCCATATCTCTGAGTTTTCTTCGCGGATGGTGGGGATAAGAATTTCCCAGGAGGATTTGCTAACAAGGTGCGCTTCCTCAACCCATGCTATGTCAATGCCCTCATAGGATTTGATGTGGGTCGAATTGTGAGCAAGGCCAGAAAAGAAGAACTCAGACCCATTGGCACCCTTAATACTGGTTTCGGTGATGGTATAAAACCCATCCAGGCCAAGGGCTGAAACCTGATCCTTGAGCAGCTTGTGAACCGAATCCTTGATTGACTTCTGAATTTCACGGCAGCACAGAATACGGGTTGGCTTCATCGAGGCGATAAGCAACAGCGCCCGCGCAAACCCCCAGGACTTAGAGCCGCCCCTGCCTCCATAAGCCACCTTGTACCGCTTCGGCTTAAACAGGAATTGCAGCTTGTGTGGGAACTCAGCTATCGCCGCTTTCTGGTTTGACAAATATAACCTCGACCCGTGCTTGAACCGGCCCGCCATCCTCGCCGGTGAC